GAACGATCCAGCCCCACGGCCCCAACGCCATGATCACATTGAAGGCGGCCATAGCGCCGTTCGCGACCAGTTGAGCGAGCGCCCACAAGCGCGTGATCGTCCACAGTCCCCACAGGCCGATGACCAGCTCAGGAACGTTCGTCGCCAGCGAACTGATCACCGACGCCATGCCGCCGACCAGCTGAAGCAGCGGACCCGACACCGGCGACAGCGCCTGCCCGATGTCCAACAGCGCGGTGAAAATCTTCCCGAACGTCTCAGCGATCAACGGGGCATGCTCGGAGCTGTACGCCAGGAACCGCTCGAACTCCGGCGACCCCTTCAACCCCTGGCCCCACGTCGCAAACCGCTTCGTGATGCTCTGCATGCGCGAGCTGATCGAGTCCATGTGCGGCAGGAAGGCGTCGATCACGCCCACCATGCCCTTGAACAGGTTCCCGAACGACAACCCGAAACCGGTGATCGCAGGCCCGACCGTCGTCTCCAGATCCTGCTTGAACGTCTGCCACCACGGCGACTTGAACCCGGCCGACGCCCGGTCCTGCAAGCCCTTGATGGCGTCCGCCGCAGCCGTGACGAACGGCGTCAGCCCCGGCAGGCTGTTCTTCAGCCCGTTCAAAGCCCGCGTGAAGATGGGCATCACCGCAGGCTGGAGACTCTTCGACCACGCCGAGAACGCCGACCTGAGGTCGAGGAACGCATTGAACGTCTCCCGCGCCGACGGTGTCAGCTTCGCCAGCTCCGCCTGATACTTGGCCTGCGCTATCGCGGCCTGATCCACCCCGCCGGCCGCCGAAATCGACGCCGACTGAATCTGCCGCTGCGCCGACGCCACCGCATCCGCCGCGTTCTGCTGGGCCACCGCCACATTCGCGGTCGCCTCAGACACCCGCTGCTGAGCCTCGGAGATCTGTCGGGCCGTCTCCACCTGCGTGCGGGCAGCCTCCTGCTGGGCGTCCTTCACCGCCTGCGCCTGGTCGGCGACCTTACGCTGAGCCTCCGCTACACGATCCTGCGCATTCTTGACCGTGTCGCTGCCCGCAACGCCAGCCTTGTTCGCGGCAGCCGTCTCCCTCTTCAGGCGCGACGTCTCGACCGTCTGATCCTTGAGCCGCTGCACCGCCTGGTCGTAAGCGAGGAGAGCCTTCTCCTTGTCCAGTTCGGTCGCATTGGCGTTCTCCAGGACAGCGTCCCGCTGGGCAGCAGCCTCCTTAAGCGCGATCTCCGCATCCCGCTGACCGAGAACCGAGTTCGCCAGCCGCGAGTTGAGATCCTGCAACTCCAGCGCAGCCTGCCGACGCGCATCACTCAAGTCTTCCTGGGCACGCTTCGCATCCCGCTGAGCGTCCGCAAGGGACCGCTCAGCATCCTGCACCCGGCGGGCCGCCTCGGCGTTACGCACCGCCGCCTGGGTGATCGCATCAGCGGCCTGCTGCTTCGCCTGCTTGACCGCCTGCTGGGCCTGCGTAATCTGCCGCGCCCCATTGCGCTCCGCAGCGGCCAACGCCTGCTGCGCCGACGCCATCTGCAAAGCCTTCGACGCGCCCTGCGAGTTGGCCTGCCCGCCACGGTAGGAGGCATTCGTCGCCGCATCCTGCGCAGCCTTCTGCGCCTGCAACGCCGACGCGATCCCCTTGAACGCCGGGGCCGCCACCAAAGCGATCGACCCGATACCCACGCCAGCAGCCACGGCCGCCGCAGCGATCGCACCCAAGCCCGCGGCCACCACAGGCAGCACCGGAATGATCGCCGGGCCGAATGCAATCGCCGCCGTCGTCAGCAGATTCAGATTCGCCGCAGCAGAACGGGTATCGACGTTGACGTTCGCCGTCTGCCCATCCAACCGATTGACCTGCGCCTGAATCGCGGCCAACGTTGTGGCTGCACTCGCCGCGTCCACGCGGATCGCCACGTCGGCGTCCGAAGCGGACAGGCGCTGCAACCGCTCCTGAAGATGGTTGATCGCGGCGACCGCAGTCTCCGACGACACGTCGATGCCGATGCGGGCATCCCGCAGAGCCTCAATCTGCGCCCGGATCTGGTAGATCTCCCGCTCAGCGTCCGTGCTGTTCGCGTTCAGCCGGATCTCGGGGAGGTTCCGCAGCGCCCCCTCAAGCGTCGCCCGCAGCGAACGGGCAAACGTGCTGCCCGTCGACTGGCCCTGCCGGGCAGCCGGCGCCTGAGCCTGACGGCCACCGTTCGTGACGCCCTGCACCACCGCGCGGGCCAGGTGACTTGTGACGTACCGCCCGAGAACCCGGCCGAGCTCATTACCCACCTCATCCGCGGCGGGTAGCAGCTGCTGCTGCATGCGGCGGCGAACACCGGTCGCATTGGGGAGGACATCAACCTCGACGGAGCCAACAGAGATAGCGGGCACGGGGAGCCTCCTCCCAGCGCCTATGCGGCGCCCCCTTGCAGCAGCTCGAACAGCGCGCCTGCGGACTTCTCGGTGAGCTTCGCGGTCTTCTTCCGCGGCCCCGCACCCGGCCGGCACATCGGATCCGGTGCGTCAGGGCGCTTCGACTTCTGCTCGATGTTCACGCACTGCAACACCCACTCCACGCGGCGGGTTGCGTCGACGTTGGCGGCCACGAGCTGCTCGAGTTGTGACCAGCGGCCCTTCTCCGGCTCGCCCTTCGCCGCCTGCTCGGCGAGCTGCTCTGGTGTCAGCCCGTTCCGCAGTGCCGTCCACGTCGCCGACTCTGGCGGCAAATGCTGGATCAGGACCCGCAGCCGCCGCCACGACATGTCACCACGGTGCACATCGAGGAGGTCGACGCCCTGGTAGTAGCGGAGCAGGTCCGCCTCTACCGCCTCGGCGTGCGCTTCGACGACGTGGCGGGTCCAAGCGAGTTTCCCAGGCTCTCACCCGACCGCTGAGCAGCGTCCTGCGTGAACTCCAGGAACTCGACGATCGTCGGGTCGAGCTCCAGGTAAAGCTCGAAGTCGTCGGGGTGGAACACCTTCTCAGCGAACGCGTCGAGGTTCCCCTGGTTCAGCAGGCGCTGCCACGACGTGCGCCAGGCCGCTGGTGGGATGATCTGCACGTCTTCACCGCACAACTCAACGGTGATGTAGTGGCCCTCGGCCTCGATCTCCTGCGCTTCGGCCGGAGACACCTCAGGTTCGGCGACCTTGCGTGTCGTCGGCCGGGATGCTGATCGTGCCGCCGTCCGCGGCTTCCTGCTTGTGCTGGTGGTACGCGTGTTGGCCACGGCGCGGGCTCCCTATCTCTGCGGCGCGGGCGATGGTTAGAGGTGGGCGGGCCGGGCCCGCGCCAACGGTGGACAGCCCGAAGACTGTCGACGACCCGCCCACCCGTCTCAGGACCCGGTGTACGCCGCCGTATCCGGCACCCGGTCGAAGTGATAGACGGTGTTGCCGGCGGAGTCCGGGTAGGCGGTGATCGTCCACTCGAAGCCTGCGATTTCGTCTTGCTTGTGGGACACGTCGCTTCGCTCGGTGATCTCACCTTCGGGCACGTAGAAGCCGCGCTGGAACGAGTCTCCGTCGAGGACGACGAACCAGAACGCCCTGCGGTCCGGCTCCGGGCTCGCGGTCTCCGCGAACGTCGTCAGGCCGCTCGTCGGCGCCAGACTCGCGGTGTCGACGCGGTACTGCAGCGACTGCACGATGACACGGCCCGTCTCCCACACCGTCAGCCCGAACGTCCGCAGCGACGAGGTGATCGTGGTACGGATCGGCGCCGTATACCCCCACGGCGTGAACGACTGGCTGTCCTCGTCGAAACCCTGCGTCAGGCCATCCTCGGAAATGGCGCCCAGTGGCAGCCACGGCGACAGGGGCTGCACCGCCGGATCCCCCGGGGAGGACGTGCCCAGCGGAGCAGTCCAGCCCCCTCCATTCGCTCCCACCTCGAGCAGATCCGCGGCGCGGGTGATTGAAACCATGATGTCTCCAGACATGGAAGAGCCCGCGCACGGGCGGGTGTCGAAGGGTCCGGCGCGGGCCCAAAAGCCGGTCAGGAAACCGGGTGACAGAAGATCTCGTAGGTGCCGCCGACGCGGCGAAGGGCGGTGTTCTCGTAGGGGCGCTCTGCGGGAAGCGAGATAGCCCCCGCCTTGCCGATCACCAGCGTGCTGGTCTTTGAGCCTCGAAGCTCCAGCTCCACCCAGCCCAGCACCTCACCGGCCAGAGCCATCGCGGCTGCCCGTGTGGCCGCATACACGTCGATGTCCACCAGCATCCGAGCCAGGCGCCCAGAAGCGATGTCGCCTCCGGGCACCTGCCTGATCTGGATCGTCGGCAGCTCGTTCAGCAAATTGTTGTCGAGCTCGTCACGAACCACCGCGTCCGGCCAGCGCGCCTGTGCGCGGGGGATCAACTCCGCCTCGATGTCGGCGACGACAGCCACTAGTTCCGCCCGCCGATCTGCGCAGCCCGCAGCAGCACATGGTGGGCCGGAACCTTCTCGGTGCCGTACTCGACCCAGCGGGCGTAGTAGGCCGTGTTGCGGACGTATCCGACAGCGCGGTCACGGCGCCGACCACCGCGCGCAGTGCTGTCCGTCTCCCACGACTCCTTGTAGTGACCGGGATGCGGGCCGCTCTCACTCACTGGGGACAGGGCGACCGCGACGCCCTTGATGA